TGGTTCCCATCATTCAGACGCTCAGTAAACTGATACCGATCTACGGCGATGCGCACATGGAAGGTGCAACTCCGGAGACGGTCATCTTGTTACAACCGAGTATTACCAGCCGACAGGCCAGTGGCGCATGTTCAACGAAGGTGTAGAGTCCGAAGCACCCATATCGGCCGAATTCCGCGAACCTACGGCGATGATGAACTCGATATTCAAAGCCGACCGGGCAATGCTGTGGCGTAAGGCCAAAGGCAAAGGCGACAAGGCGGCAATGCTGCGGTCGAGAATGTTAGGGCAGTTCACAGCCGGTATGCTCAAGACCATATCGACCTCGCTGCTCTACGGCACCAGATCGGACGGCAAGAGCCCCAGGGGCATCATGCAGCGAAGCGATTACAACGCCCTTACCAGCGAGTACGTACACGACAACGCCGGCGGGGCGGCATCGGCAACGGCCAATAAAACTTCACTATTAATCCTCGGTCATGGGCCTCAAAAGTATCACTGGATCTACCCGGAGGGCATTGCCCCGCCGGACGGCACGCTGACGCAGCCAGGAAAGGCGATTACGGGATTCGGTATAAGAAACGATCCGTTGCCTGACGATCTGGTCACGGACGTTGGCGGTACGAAAGAATACCTGGCAGTCCGGAACTGGATGACGGCGGATGTCGGCCATGCAATCGAGGATGCCCGATACGTCCAGCGGGTCTGCAATATATCGACCAGTAGTATCGACGGCGTTGACGACTTCGATATCGATGAGAAAGTGATCATAAGGGCAATCCACAAGCTGCCGGATCGAGAGAACGCCGTGATATACTGCAACGGCACACTCGGCGCTCAGATCGATGTTAGGGCGAGCGAAAAAGGTAACGTATTCCACATGGCGAAGGACCCATTCGGTGTGTATGTTCCTCATATCCGCGACCTTCCAATCCATACCTGGGATTCCATCGTCGATACCGAGGCGACAGTGACGTAAGAAAGTCAAAAGTTAGAAGTGAAAAGTTAAAACGCAAAATAAATTTTATTTCGAGGACAGAAAAATGGACAAGATTACTCAGTTCAGTAACGTACAGGTCATAACGACCGATGTGGTAAGCGATGTCGTCAATTCGTTCGGCTCGGATGCAAAGCGAGAGATATTCATTAAAGAGCCGCACCTTATTAAGGTCTTAGTCGCGGTCATAGCCGCCGGTGGCACGGAGGGTATTCGCGTCGAATTCAGGGTTGCCACTAATGCAGCCCTCACGGGTTCGCCACTTGTCATTGGCGATTCGGGGATACTCCTACCCGCCCAGCTTGAAACCGTGGGCGTTCTGCACCAGTTCCGAACGCGGCCTATAGCACTGCCGTCCGGATACGACTACTGGGGTTTGTATTTCAATGTCGTATCGTCGGCCTTTAGCGGGGGATTTGCTCTTACTTCATGGCTGGCCGACGAGGGGCCCGAGAGCGCTGACCCGCCAATGTAGAAAAATGAACGAAAACCTGGTCGAACAAAAATAAAACATTATTCAGAAAGGAAATAAAAATGAAGCGTAAAATACTTTTGTCAATGCTTCTTACGATCATGGTTGCCTGCCCGTTGTTCGGCCAGGCGACCAACTGGAACATCAACGGCATTCCGAATAGCGACTGGTGGGGCCCGGGAAATGACTACAGAAACGTACCCTTGATGTGGATGCGTGCCATCGATCCCTTGATAGCATCCGCCGTCAGTTCGGGGGCTGCGGGGATAGGGTCGAACTTCTATGTAGATTCCGAAGTGACTTTAGCAGGCGACGGATCGAGTTGGGCCAATGCCGTAGAAACGTTCGATGAAGCTGTGGCTCTGTGTACGGCGAACATGGATGACAATATTCACATTGCCGCGGGTCATGGTGAAACATGGTCTACAGCGGACATGGGCGCTACCCTGGATATCATCGGCATCAATATTATCGGGTACGGTAACGGGTCCGATATGCCGACGTTCACTTACACCCATGCCGGGGCCACGATCGATATCACGGTGGCAAACGTGTCAATTAGCAATCTGAGATTTGTTTCCGGGGTCTCTGCGGTAGTCAGTTCAATGACGCTTGCCGCCGGGGCCGATTACTTAACGGTATCGGGGTGCGAATGGGTAACGCCTGGTACTGCGGCTTTTGAGTTCTATGACATGATTACCCTTGCCGCAGGCAGCGATTACGTTAAAATTGTGGGTAACACCTTCGCATCTCTAACGACAACTACCGGCTGTAACCACGCTATTAACGGCGATGCTGGGGTTGTCAACAGACTGGTAGTTGTAGGTAACGAGTTTAGCGGGCAGTTTATCGTTGCGGCTATCCACTCGGACGATACAGACTTGAACATCCTGATTGCCGCCAACACCTTCCATAATGCGACGACTACACAGCATTGTATCGAGTTTGCGACCGGGGCGGCAACGGGTGTTTGTGCCTATAACTTGATGTATACAGACACCATAGCTTCAACTCTTGATCCCGGTTCGATGGCTTGCTTTGAGAACTACGTCATTAACACGACAGATCTCTCGGCGATTCTTGTTCCGGCCCCGCCGGCATTGTCGGTCCAGACGCAGACAGCAGGGTCCATAGGAGACATTCTTGCCAAGATGTACTATGCCGCCGATGGTTCCGGGGCTTATCCTGCAACAGTGGCTAATGACTCTACGTTCGCCAAGATCATGGCATCTGACACCCCGGCAACTTCTGGTTCCTATGACAATCAGACTGACTCCTTGGAGGCCATAAGCGATGCGATTGGTGCTCTTACCGGTGTAGGATTTCGTGGTGCAGTTACCACAACCACTAATACCACAACAATCAACAGTACGGATTTAGCTGGTTTTGGCGAAGATTATTTCAACACTGGATGGTATGCGAGAGTAATTTACGATCAAGGTGCAGCAGGTGCGGCTCCCGAAGGGGATGTTCGTGACATTGTAGATTACACAAATGCCGGTGTATTTACTGTTGGCCCCGCCTTTGGTGGAACTATGACATCGGGCGACTTAGTGATGATTGTCCGCGTCGAAGATATGAACTTCGATTCGATAGCGACTTTAGGCGGTTCTGGAAGGATTGTATATGTCGATTCAGGTGTAGCCGGTACAGCCGATGTTGGCGATCTTGGCGATACCTGGGACTTGGCTTATCCGACCCTTACGGCGGCCCTTGATGCTATCACCGACGATAATGGCGACGTTATTTACGTGGCGGCAGGTCATAACGAGGACATATCCGGGGCTTACGCTATTAACGACGCCGGTGTTAAGATTATCGGTTTGGGCGATGGCGACGAGCGGCCACAACTTGAATTCTCAGCTACCGGTTCCCAACTGGACGTTTCTGTTAGTGACGTTACTTTCGAGAATATTGATTTCCTGGCTTCGGTATCTGATATTGTAGCTGGAATTGACGTAACAACCGGCGGAGATGGTTTACATCTCAAGAATTGCCGATTCCGGTCAGTTGCGGCGGCGGATGAATTTCTGATTATGATTAACCTTCAGGCTGCTGCCGACGATATTCTTATCGAAGGGTGTGAATTTCTTACCCCCGGCGCAGCAGCTACCGAAGGTATTTACTTTGCAGGTGCAACAGACAATTTCCAGTTTATAGGCAACTATATGCAGGGCGATTGGACTGTTTCCGCTATTTGGAGTAATTCAATTAACACACTCAGCCTGATTAAAGACAACGTGATATTACAGGACACGGCAAATCAGCATTGTATAGAATTTCCTACTACCGCAACTGGAACTCTTGTTGGCAATAAGCTCTACAGTGATGTTTACGGCTCAATGCTCGACCCTGGTTCGATGATTTGTGTTGATAACTTGGGAACGGACGTTCTCGACCAGCAGGCGATTGCAATTCCTTTGAGTGCCGAGACCTCTGATATCGCCGAAGAAGACGATGGCAGCGATCTCGAAAGACTCGAATATCTCCAGAATAAGTCGGATGATATTCTTGCCATGCTCAGAGCTACTGGTGGTAATGTCGGAGATGTCTACTACGTTGACAGCGTTACCGGTGGTACGGACGGCGGCACTTCATGGGATACTGCCGAGGCTACTTTGGCATTAGGTTATGCAGAGGCATCAGCCAATAAGGGCGATATAGTTTTCTTGGCAGCCAATCATGGTGAGACAGTTGCTGGTGCAGTAGCACTTGCCTCGGCTGGCGTTTCGGTAATCGGAATAGGTTATGGTGACGACAGACCTTTGATAACGATGACGGCGGCTTTATCTTCGTTCGATATTGGTGCTGCGGATAATCTTTTCGAGAACATTGTTTTCCATTCGACTACTATCAATACGACTATCGGTATTGACGTAGCCGATGCCGGTGACGGTTTCATTCTCAGAAACTGTGAGTTTACCGATACCGGTGGCTTCGAGTTCGATTCGTGTATTGATATTAAAGCATCAGCTGACCGTGTGACCATCGAAGGTAATAGGATGATTGGCGGTGCGGCAGGTACTCAGGCCATTCTGAAGACTGCCGGTGTAACCGATAGGATGACCATTGTAGGTAATTACATCTATGGTAATTACAGTGCAGCGGGCATCTTTAGTGACGATGCCGATACGCATGTCTTGGTTAAAGACAATATCGTAAGCAACCTCGATACCGGTGCTCATGCGGTGGAGTTTTCCGCAGCGGCGTTAGGGCAGTGTATCGACAATTACCTTATGGGTGATACCTATGGAGCGATACTTGATCCCGGCTCGATGAGGTGCTTTGGTAACTTACAATGCCTTGGTGTTGATTCAGGAGCGATTGATGTTCCATTGATTGCCGGTAAGACCTACGCGATTGCGGTTTCTGTTGATGAAGTCACTGCTAACATCATCGACATTCAAAATGGTGGGATACTGATTCATTCCATCTTTGCCGAGGTTGATGTGGTTATCGGAGCTGTTGCTACGAATTGCAACCTCGAAGTCGATGCCGCCGATGGAGCAGCATGGGACACCGATTTGTCAACAACCGTTGCTGTTACAGACGATGTTGCGGGCACTCGATGGTTTATGGATGACGCTGGCATTGGTACTAATCCACCTGTTCTCGATCCGAGAAAGGGCGGTGCTACCGAAGGCACTCTGTCTGCTTCTCCTGCAATGTACGTACCGGAGGGGTTGCTGATTCAGGCAATGTCGGCTGATCCCGGCGGTGCGGGTGGCGATCATGTTACATGGTACATAACATTTTCACCTGTAGAAGAAAACGTAGTTGTCGTACCACAATAGTTTATACGATCGTTAGGGGCCGGGTAGCTCCTGGTTTCCCGGCCCCGCGGCCTTTTTTGAAATGATTAATGATAACTGATTAGTGATAACTGAATTTGAAATGTGAAATCTGGAATTTGGAATTAAAAAATGGCTTTCGACAAACTTTATATCGTAAACCGTATGATGATAGCTATCGGGCAGAAGACACTTTCTTCACTCGGCAAAGATGCTAAGAGCCAGCGGCTGGCTAACGATATATACGATGGTATTGTTCAAGAAGTATTCGAGCTGCTGGCACCGAAATTCGCAACCGCCAGGGCGGAACTTTCACAGCTTGGCACTCCGGCGTTCGGATACGAATATCAGTATAAAAAGCCGGATGGCTGCGTGAGGGTTCTGGAAACCGTCGATGAGGACTCCAAAACAGTTCATTACGAGTACCGCAGTGAAGTTTATAGCCGCGTCGAGAATAGTAAGATGGTTCACGATGATGTTATACTGTGCGATCAGGAGGAGTGCTTCATAAAGTTCATAGTTCTTCGCACGAATCCGGCCCGTTGGCCGGCGTGGTTCAGGAAAGTTGTATACCTGACAGGAGCGGTCGAACTTGTAACACCGATAGAAGGCGATGAATACAGGGCGCTGAGACTCGAAAAGAGACTCGAAAAGGCCATTGACGATGCCAGGGCGGCCAACGGGGCCGAGGATATGGATGTGGATGAAACCGGCAGGGACACCGATTCGGGAGAGCCGAATATAGCAGATGGATTCATGTAATTTATTCCCGGCGCGCCGGGATTGACTATTTTTAAGGAGAAAAGAAATGAACACAATAAAACGATACGGACGCACGATCACGGCACTTGCCATATTGCTCGTATTAGCGGGATCGGCGGTGGTGTGTATTGTGCGCATAACCCAGGCGGTGCCACTGGATACCTATCATGCCGGCTGGAACCTGGTCAGGGCATCTGACGATGAGGATTCGACTTCATTTGCGGATGAATACGATCTCACGGGTGTTACCGCAGGTATTTCAGGAGCATTTGAGGACATGAACGATTCTCGATTCAAGATCCCGAGCAGGAACGCCGAGCAGGGTGTTGGCTATTCGCACGGTACAAAGTGGCAATTTGTAATATGCGGTAAGCTCTACGATGATGTAGGCGGCACTTTTGCCTATAGTCTCGTCGGGTGGTCGAAAAACGGTATGCTGCAAGTTATCGCCGAAGGCACCGGTGCTCTCGGGGATCAAACAGTCGTAGCCTACCCCGGCGGTGACGATGCACTCGGTGAACTTGTCAGTACAACAGCAGCGTATACATTCAGTGACAATACACTCACGGAAACAGGCGCTTTCGGCGATGTAGCTGTAGGCATGATGGCCCTTGTCACAGGTACAGGGTTGACAGACGAGATCGAGGATGTAACCACTGCAGGCGCTAATGCAATCATTCTCACGGGTCTTGCTGACACCGCAGACTGTACGGCTACCGTGAAAATCAATCCATCGTTCTGGGCCGATACAATAGTAGTGACCGCACTGACCAAGTGGTCGGCCGCAGGTACAGCAAACGCCAACACTGACACGATGGGAAACAATATCGCGGTACTAAACTCCGCTGATAATGAAGTGGCTGTACTCGTAGTAGACCTGGCTGGTCTTGAATATATCCAGTTTGTCCTTTTCGACTGCGATGGAGCTACGAGCGAGCAGGCAGGGGCTTTGCGTGTGTATGGGCGGCCGTATTAAATGAGATGAAAAAGTTCGTGTTCATTTTGATCTTGTGTGTTAGTTCCGTTGCTCATGCGGGAGCGGTGCC